AGTTTTTTCTTATCAGAGAAGTCAAAACCCGGAACTTGAGACTTTGAAATGTAAAAACCTTTTTGAAAAGTGATCATCGAGTTTTTTCGAGATTCATTGTTTATTTGTATTGGGTTTTAATATAAGGTTTGGAGATTGTAAATATTAAAATATTAAAATCGATTGGGGGTTCATTTGATTCATACTTCATCCTTATCACCAACGGGGCAAATTACTATTCCTAAACGCATCCGCGTTAAATTGAAACTCAAACCTGGACTCATATTCGAGTTCGTCGTGTTAAAAGGGAAAATCGTTTTAAAACCCTATAAAGGATAACACACCGTGACAATTTTAGAAGAGGCGAAACGCCTTCATGCGCAGGGGTTTGATCTTCTTTGGTTACGCTCCAGGTCGAAAGCCCCCTTTGAATCGGGATGGTCGAAACTACCTAAAAAGACGTGGGAGGAATTAGAGAAGGCCTATAAGCCCGGTTATAACCTCGGGGTTCGTCTAGGTCGAGAGATACCGGGGAGAGGGTATTTAGGAGTCATAGATTGTGACGTGAAGAGTGGGGGGCAGAGGTTCCTGCAGGAATTGGAAAAAAGATTGCAGGAGCTTTTTGGGGCGAAACTTGATAACGCACCGTTTGTCATTTCAGGTCGAGGAAACGGGTCTTGTCATTATTATATATTGACGCCGGAGCCATTTTCACCAAAGCGGTTAAGCCAATCGTCTGAAATGGTGGACGTCGAAATGGGTGGGAAAACGGTAAAACGCGCAGCTTGGGAAATTTCGTTTATGGGAATCGGTCAACAAGTGGTACTCCCACCATCGATTCATCCTGATTCAGGGCGGCAGTATAAATGGGACGATAGGGTGGGAGCGAAATTTCCCTTAATTGAAATCCCCGGGGGTATTAAAAAAGAAAATCCCCGGAAAGAAAGTTTGGGGGACTATAAATTTGAAATCGTGGATTTGGTGGGATCGAGTCTTCCTGATTCTGTAATAGATAAAATCTTAAACGGGGATTTAGTTAAAGACCGCTCGGAAGAATTAAAACCTATTTGTGCAGAACTTCATTTCACGGGTTTTAATCGTAATCAGATCCTTTCCGTCATGACTGATAAAACCACGTTCATCGGGCAAACACCATTCGATCATACCCATAGCGAGGACAGAATTAGGGCTGCCGCTTGGGTTGAAAAATATCATCTTGATCCCATGTATCGGGAAGTCGATTGTAATGAAGCCTTTTCTTCAGCTGTAATTGAAGAAGTTTTGTCAGAATCTCAAAAAGAACTCCAAGAAGAAGAACTCTTTGGAATCGATTGGAGACTTAAACTCGATAGAAACGATAAGGGTCGACTAAAATCGACTTTGAAAAATGTGGTTTTGATTTTAAGCCACTCCGTTTGCGAGAAAGTCTTTGTCCGAGATGATTTCTCTTTCACCGACACATATACGATTGATACTCCTTGGGGCGGGAAAAAAGGAAACGAACTCACCGATGATGATGCGGTTCGGATAAAACTTTGGTTAGCTAGAAATTATCAAATAGAACCCCCTAGTGGAATGATTTTCGACGCTATGGCAGCAGTCGCTATGGAGAATGAATATCACCCCGTTCGGGAATGGTTTTTAACCCTCCCCGAATGGGATGGTTTAAATCGATTAGATTCTTGGCTTAAAAAGAATTTTGAGGCTAAAGGTGATTCAGAATATATCGCTCAGGTTTTTCGAAAATTCATGGTCGCGTGTGTGGCGCGAATATATGAACCCGGCACTAAATTCGATTGGATGCCTATTCTAGAAGGTGCCCAGGGCATTGGAAAGAGTTCATTTCCAAGACTATTAGCCGGGGATGGTTGGTTCTCGGATTGGCTTCCCCCATTAGAAGATAAAGATGCGGCATTGAATCTCTGCGGGACTTTGATTCACGAAATGGGAGAATTAGCTAATTTTCGAAAAGCTCAAATTGAAGCGGTCAAAGCCTTTTTAACTCGGACAGTGGATAAGGTTCGCCCCCCTTATGGGAGGAAGAAGATTATTCGAAAACGACAGAATCTCTTTATGGGGACTACCAATAAAGATGAATATTTGAAAGACGAAACCGGGAATCGGAGGTTTAAACCTGTAGTTGTGGGGCAACTTAACTTTGAAGCGTTAAAAAAGGATAGACCTCAATTATTCGCAGAAGCCATTTTTATTTTTAAAAATGGCTTAGAAGAAACCCTCGATTTAGAGGGTTCAGCCAAAAATTTCGAAGTCCAAATTCAGAATGAAAAAATGATAACCGACGTTTCCGATTCCATGCTCTCAGATCTCGAAAAATGGGGTGAAAAATCAGAAGGAAAAATAGCCGGAAAAATCGAAGATAATATGGTGCGTCTATCTGACCTTTTTGAGAGTGTCCAGGTCTTCGGCAAGTGGAAACACGATAATGCCAACCTCCAAAATGCGGCAAAAGCCCTTAAACGATTTGGGTACGAAAAGTATAGAAGTAGTGGAAAACCGTTCTGGAGACGTAAAAAGTAATAGGTACCTGTACTTTTTAAAAACCTGGTATACCCTAAAATGAAGAAAAATAAAGTAATGATATTAACAATATATATGAATACAGTGTATAGGTGTATAGATATATTATATTTTATTTTATCTTTAGATATATATGTATGGTTAAGAATAGGAATTATCCCACTTATTCACCGGTGTTTTGAAACGTTTTATTTGTCTTTTTTTTTTGACACCTATACACCGGCAAAAAACAGTCAATTTCGGCATCCCGAAATTGGTACAAAAAAGGAGCCTAAAAATGGAAGAAAAATTTACGACTTTACGCCACGGTCAATGTAAAAAAGAAGATGTTTAGATCCAGGGATAATCTGTTTTGAAAATTATGGTGGGAGGGGGATAAAATTTTCTAAAAATTGGTTGATTTTTGAAAATTTCTATCGGGATATGGGGGATGCTCCTTCCGAAAAACATACTATTGACCGGATAAAGAATAATTTAGGGTATGAAAAAGGAAATTGTAAATGGTCTACTCGAAAAGAACAGAATAATAATACTCGTACTAATCGAATGATAACCTGGAAAGGGAAAACCCAGACTATGGCTCAATGGTCTTCTGAAATCGGTATCCCTTATGGTACTCTTCAGATGAGATTTTTTAGAGAATGGCCTATAAAAAGAGCGATGGAATGGGGGATACAAAAATATGGGTGGTGCAGCATCAAGACGAAAGGGACTTCAATTTGAACGCGAGATAGCGATTCGTTTAAGACATATTTTTCCCCACGCGAAACGTCATCTTGAATTTCAGCAAGAAGAAGCTCAAGGCTTTGATTTGGATAATACTGGCCGCTATAAAATTCAGTGCAAGAAACTGAAGAAATACGTTTCGGTGAATACTATCCGCGAAATCGTTTACCGCGAAGGTTTCGGAGAAGTCCCCATTTTGGTGACGGCCGGGGATAGTCAAGAAGCGATGGCGGTTATTCCTTTTCAGGATTTACTTTGGTTAATCGAGGTTTTCGAGAGAGCTTAACAATTCCTTCACATTTGCTTAACAATTGGGTATTAACCCTGACTCTTTCGGTTTTTTAAGAAATTCTCTAAAATATTATCGATTACTGCTTGCCTAGGGACGTTCAGTTCTTCCGCAATAGCTGAAAGTGCTTCCCAAATTAAGGGGCTTATTTTCATGCACACCATTACTTTTCTAGGTTTTTCTTTTACCGGAATTAGGGTTAATCCGGGGATTATGCCTTTTTCTTTACATTTGAGTCTTTGGTGTTCTTCGGTATGGTGGGTCTGGCACAACCATCGGATCTTTAAGGGGTCATCATAATCTTCATGATGAGCTTGAGCTTTTCGTCCACAAACTTCACATTTCTGTGGAGTGAGGGTCCTACTATTTAACCTATTATGGACTGTATACCGGGCTTTATCTTTTCTATTCATACAGTATATACTATTTTATTGACCCCAGTATGTCAATGGGTATTGACTTTCCTAACGCAATGCGATATAATGTATTTAGAGGTTAGGACTTATGGATATCGAATTCTTAGGAAGAGGGGATTGAATAATGAAGTACTTCATCCTTTTTATAACGCTTTTAGTCATATTAGAACAAAGAGCTGATGCGGATACCCCCACGGTGAATATAGCGGCCCATTTTGGTATCGCCTATGCGGCAGAAGCCATCACCTACGGAGCTTGGTCTAATGCGTTCGGCATGCCCCAAGGCACCGCGTTACTCTTCGCTTCCATGACAACGGCTATAGGGTGCCTAGGGTATGCAGCTTTAAGTCGTTCTACGGACAGCCTGGCGCTTCCTATGGACGGTGTGGGGATGGCAACTTTTGCGTTATCCGCCTATTTTTTCAATTGGAAGTTCGAAAACATCCCTTTTATCGAAGGAGAAAATCATGAAAACGCTGTGCGTTAGTATCATTCTTTCATTGACAATTATTGGTTGTTCTAGTCAGTCGAAATTCGAAAAACTGGAATCCGTGGACTCAGTTTTAGAGAATTACGAGGCTTCGAACCATAAAGACGATGGGTATTTTGTTACCCATAAAGGTTCTATCGTGACGATGAAAATGGAAGAGGTCCAAGGGAAAGTGAGAAAACTCGAATCAGAACTTGAAACGAAAACGGACCTCTTAGAACGAAAGGCTGAGAAGATTCAAATGTTAGAACAAGAAGTTTTCGAGTTGAAAGTCAAAGCCGGTATTTCTACCGAGAAACCAATCGTCAAAGGGAAATTCGATTCTCAGGGGAATTGGCATGCAGTCGAGAAGGAGGAAATCAAATGATGTCCTTACTCTATACTCTAGGAATTCTCACCCCATTAGTTTGTCTTAACTGTGAAACTCCAAAGCCCGAAGTAGTAACCCAAACGACTTCATGTCCCGGAATCACGATGGAACTTTATAATAGACAACAGGCTGAACTTAATTTACAAGAGGAAAACGATGAAGAATTACACTCCCGGCCCATGGAAAATTGATATTTTAGAGCTTACTTTTCCGGGAAGTCAGAAAGCTTTTCGGATTTCTGGGGGAGGTTTTCCGGAGGGGAGTCCTAGAGCCAATGCTCGATTAATTGCTGCGGCTCCTGATCTTTTAGAAGCCGCTAAAGTGATGATAGAAGCCTATACTCCTTCTCATGAAAACGAATGGCAATACGAGGATGGTTGGGGTAAATCCCATAGGCGGAGTTATGGGAAAGACCAAAAAGTGAGGCAGGATTTAATTAAGGCTATTGCTAAAGCAGAGGAGGAAAACGATGAAGAAACAAAAACCATTAGGAACGATTTGCCTTAAAGTCACGAGTCAATACCATAAAGCTCTTCAAATAATGGCGGATAAACATGCTGGAGGGAATCTTTCCCTTTGGCTTCGATACGCCGGGTTAATGTATACCCCTAAAAAACCAGTGACGGATACTATTTCTCGGTCTATACCGAATCTTAAATGAAACTTTCAGACCTCGCCCCTAATCCAAAAAACCCAAGGACTGTCACAAAGGAAAAGCTATCTCAGCTTGAAAAGTCTCTTCTTGCTTACGGATCACTCGACGGTTTCGTCTACAATACCAAATTGAAAATGCTTGTTGGTGGCCATAGACGGCAAAGCATTTTCAAAGAAGCAAAAATTATAAAAGTAAAAGGGACTGATCACGGTTATGTCATTTGGAGAGATGAGAAATTCCCCTACCGAGAAGTTTCTTGGAATTTAGAAAAACACAAAGCTGCAACTTTGGCGGCCAATACTCATGCCGGAGAATTCGATTTAGAAATTGTGTCCGAATGGATGCAGGATTTAAAAACTGCAAACTTCGATCTTGATTTGACTATGTTCGATTTAGAGGAGAGAAAAGTTTTTCTCCCCAATGAATTGGAAACGAAAGATGTTGAAGAAACTTCGGATGATCCCGAAGACATTATCCCTCCAATTCCCTTAAAACCGAAAACAAAACCCCTTCAGCAATTTAAAATTGGTGAGCATTTTGTTCATTGCGGCGATAGTTTTGAATTCATGAAAGGGTTAAAAGAAAATTCAGTCGATTCAATTGTGACTGATCCGCCGTATGGCTGGCGCTTCATGGGAAAAGCATGGGATGGGGAGGATATCCAAAAGAAAGTCGATGAAACAGGAAAAGGAGAGCATAACGTCGCCTTTGGAAATTGGTCAAGAGATTGGGCAAAAGAAGCCTTACGAATTTTAAAACCAGGCGGCCACGCTTTGGTTTTTTGCGGTCCTAGAACTTATCATCGAATGGCGAGTGGGGTTGAAGACGCGGGCTTTGAGATTCGTGATCAACTTCAATGGCTTTTTGGGAGTGGTTTTCCAAAATCATTAAATCTTGGCAACGGTTTCGGAACTGCGCTGAAGCCCGCAAACGAGCCGATACTTCTAGCCCGAAAGCCGTTATCCGAAAAAACCGTTGCGGCTAATGTTTTGAAATGGGGAACGGGGGGATTGAATATCGACGGGTGTAGGATTGGAACTCAGAATTCAAAGACTAAAAATGCGTCTAATAAATTAAATTATGGCGGAACTTTAGAGGGCGGAGGTGCCTTTGGGGGATGGGACGGGGAATATAAAATCGAAACACGGGGCCGTTTCCCCGCAAACCTAATTCTCGACGAAGAGGCTGCGAAGATGTTGGATGAGCAGAGCGGGAATCGTCCAGGAATGAGCGGCGGCGGGAAACATCGGGTCGATAGTACTTCAGGAATGTTTGGAAAAATTGACGGAAACGATTCTCATATTAGAAATGATACCGGCGGCGCTTCCCGTTTCTTTTATGTGGCGAAGACTTCAAAGGCTGAAAGAAATGCGGGATTAGAAGAAACCGAAGAGAGAACAGTTTATCACGACGGGCGAAAAGCCGTTTCTGAAATGCCCGCTCAACGCCATTCGATTAAGAATCAAAACTTTCATCCAACGGTGAAACCCGTCAGGCTCATGCAATATCTTTGTAGACTTATCACTCCTGTAAACGGAATTATTTTGGAACCCTTTCTCGGGAGTGGAACGACAATCGTGGCAGCAGAGCGGGAAGGGATGAAAGTTATCGGGAGCGAACTTGATCCGGCTCATTGTGATATAATTTTAAAAAGGGCAGAAAAGGCAACGGGAAAAAAGGCAATAAAAATAAATGGCAGCTCCAAAATCCGGAAAAACAGGTAAGAAGATTATTGATGTTGAGCAATTGGAGAAGTGTGCCGAGAAGCAATGGTCTATTACCGAGATCGCCGCCTTCTTTCGGTGTTCGGTGGATACCATTGAACGTCGCTTTGCGGAGAATATTCGTGCTGCTCGGCAAAGAGGGACCGCAAAGTTACGTGACCTTCAATGGAAACGGGCACTTGAGGGATCGGATAAGATGATTATCCATATGTCTGAACACTATATGGAACAGCATCAAAAGATTGAACAGACGGTAGTAACTGCCGACGATAAAATACGTGCGATGTCTGACGAGGAGCTAGATGCTCGACTCAAAAAACTCGATTCAGATATTTAATGAAGACGATAGACTTCAAAAACGCCAATGCGAATTGTCTCATCTCTATTTCACTCGTTTCTTTTTTAAACAGAGACAGGGAATTAAATTTAAAGTAAATTGGCATCATGAGTTTATCGCGGACACGATTGACGAAATCATCCAAGGTAAAAAGAAAAACGTCGTCATCACAGTCTCCCCCGGTTCCTCTAAAACTGAGTTGGTCGTTATCAACTTCATCGCAAGAGGTCTTGCGATTAATCCGCGAGCTAGATTTCTCCATCTTTCGGGCTCCGATTCCTTAGCCAGCTTGAATTCCTCAACCGCGCGTGAAATAGTAATGTCCGATGAGTATCAAAAATTCTGGCCGCTTAAAATCGCTGACGACGCTAAAGCAAAAAAACGATGGAACGTACTCGTTGATGGCCATCCCGCAGGAGGAGTTTATGCTACTGCCCTTGGGGGCCAAGTCACAGGTTTTCGAGCAGGCCATATGGCAACAGGTTTTCAAGGAGCCATACTTATAGACGATCCAATTAAGCCTGAAGATGCTTTCTCCCGATCCAAACTCGAAGCCGCTAACAGAAAACTCCTAACTACGGTAAAATCCAGGAAAGCAAATCCCGATACGCCCATGATTTTAATCATGCAGCGTATCGCTGAAGCCGATTGTGTAGGGTTCATTCAAGGGGGAAACGTTGATGGTGAATGGCATGTGGTCAAAATACCCTCGGTCATTGACGAATCGTATTTGGCTTCTTTACCGGAAAAGTATCGGTCGATGGTCGATCGTTCTAATTCATGTGAGTCACGATTCTCATATTGGCCATACAAGGAGCCTTTGCCCCAACTCTTGGCGATGGAAAGAGGTGAAGGAGCTGATTCGACGGGAGCCAAGATCTCTCGTCATGTATTTTCCTCTCAGTATCAACAAGCACCGGTGGCTTTGGGTGGAAATATCATTTCGAGCCGCTTCTTTGCCCGATATACCATTCTCCCTAAAATAAAGTGGAGAAAGATTTTCGTAGATACGGCACAGAAAACGAAAACTTACAATGACAATTCTTGTTTCATGGAATGCGGTTTAGGCCCCGATGGCCATATGTATATTCTAGATATGCTTGTGGGAAAATTTGAAAGTCCGGAATTGATCCGAAGAGCAGTCTCTTTTTGGGCCAAATGTAAAGTGAGGGATCTTGAAAGTTTCGGTCAACTTAGAAAAATGGTAATCGAAGATAAAGTTTCAGGCACTACTTTATGCCAGTCACTTCATTATCCCCCTTACAATATTCCAATCGAACCTATTGAACCCGATAAAGATAAAGTCACTCGTTGTCAGGATGCGTTACCATATATCGAGGCCGGGCAAGTTCACATACCTGAAGAGGCTTTTTGGGTTAATGATTTTTTACAAGAAGTAGAATCTTTCAGTGCTGACGATTCCCACAATCACGACGATCAAGTTGATTGTTTGGTCTACGGTGTTTTAGATATGCTAGCCGCAGGAAATAAAATGAAAATTTGGGCCAAACTCGGTGAAGGTTATAAAGAAACCACCAAACAAGAAAGAATTTCCCCTCTCCACTCTATTATTCGATCTCGCGGGTTGAAACTCAATTAAAAATCAGATAATGTTTCCACCCATGAGATACGGATTTATAGACATTAAAGGACAAAAGTTTGGCCGCCTTCGCGCAATTAAATATTTAGGATGGGTAAAATATTCCAAGGTTTGGTTATGTAAATGTGATTGCGGGGAGAAACGGAATGTAGAAAGTAGGAAACTGAGAAATGGTATCGTGATTTCTTGTGGGTGTTTTCATTTAGAGCGAGTCACTGAAGCATCCACCAAACATGGATTGAGTAGATCAAACGAGTATTCTATCTGGCGAGGTATGTTTGATAGATGCACCAATTCTAGAAAAAAGGGATTTGAGAACTATGGAGGGAAAGGAATAACGGTCTGCAATAGATGGAAGAAATTTGAGAATTTTTATGGGGATATGGGACCTCGCCCTTCAAAAAAGCATTCCATTGACAGAAAGAATGGTAAACGGGGATATTCTAAAAATAATTGCCGTTGGGCTACCCCATTAGAACAGATGTGCCATACTAGAAGGAATAGATTTTTGACTTATGAAGGTAAAACTTTACACCTTGCAGAATGGGCAAGATTAATCGGGATATCTAAGAGTACTTTATATTATCGGTGGAAACAAGGTTGGCCGGTTGAGAAAGTGCTACAATTAGGAGCATAATGAAAAAGAAAAAGCCAACGGCCAAACCAGTTAAACAAACTACTAAAATCAAACTGAATGCGATGGATGTTTTTCGCACTGCCGACGCCGCTTCTAAAGAAGTAATTTCCAGACTTTCGAAAACTCGTGACGGTTTCGATAACTTCATTTCAAAACTTGGGTTGAATAATGACAACACTCTGTCTGGTGGTACTTACGAATTTAATCTTGTTACCCGTAATCGCATTCTTCTTGAAATGGCTTATCGGGGTAGTTGGATTGTAGGGAAAGTTATTGATTCGGTTGCGGAAGACATGACTCGTGCAGGGGTTGATGTCACGACTGCCGAAGCGGATGGGGATTTGCCCGAATTCACCGCGACGTTTTCACGTTTGCGAATCTGGTGGAGTCTAGCTCTTCTCGTTAAATGGGGGAGACTCTATGGTGGGGCCATTGGGATTATGCAAATTAAGGGGCAGGATATTTCCACACCTCTTGATTTGGATACTATCGCGCAAGATCAATTCGAAGGCATTTTAGTTTACGATAGGTGGCAATTGAACCCGGTATTAACTCCGGTAATTGACGCGGGTCCTGAGATGGGACTTCCTAAGTATTATCAAATCGTTAATAACCTTCAGAGTTATGACCCGCAATCTGAAAACCACGATTCTTCAATGTACGTTCACCATTCAAGAATTTTCAGATACACAGGAATTGACTTGCCATTTTACCAAGCAATTACTGAAATGATGTGGGGGGAATCTATTCTTGAGAGACTTTGGGATAGACTCATTTCTTTTGACAACGCTTCTCTTAGTAGTGCTCAGCTCATTGATCGCGCTAACTTGCGCACTGTGGGAATTGATGGCTTTAGAGAAATCATCGCCTCCGGAGGAGAAGCCGTCCAAGGACTCGTTGAACAATTCGACATGATGAGGCAACTCCAAGTCAATGAGGGTCTTACTCTCATTGATAAAGAAGATACTTTTCAAACCACCGCTTATTCGTTTGCAGGTCTTTCAGACATGATGCTCCAATTCGGGCAACAACTTGCGGGGGCCGCCGATATCCCTTTGGTTAGACTTTTCGCTCAATCGCCTGCAGGATTAAACGCCACTGGTGATTCAGATATCCGAATGTATTACGATAATATTAATTCCCAACAAGAAGCGAAACTTCGAAACCCGTTTGAAGTTCTCATTAAAGTCATGTGGCGGTCATGTTTTGGAAAACCTGCACCGAAGGATCTAGAATTCAAATTCACCCCACTTTGGCAAATGGATGCGATGGATAAAGCCAATATCGCAAAAC